ACCCTGAGACCAAAGAAGAGGTTGATTTGTTCATGCAGTTAAAATATAAACCTGCCATTGAAATAGCAACAGAAGAAGCCATCAAGTTTACATTAGAATTAAACGACTACAAAGAAACACAAAGTAGAGTCATCGAAGACATTACTAGCATTGGTATGGGTGCCATAAAACACACCACAGATCCGTCAAAAGGAATTGTGGTTGATTATGTAGACCCTGCTTCTTTGGTACATGCTTATGCTACAAACAGAAACTTTAAAGATGTTCATTATTATGGCGAAGTGAAGAGAATAACAATCATGGAATTAATGAGGATTTCTAATGGTGCTTTCGATAAAGAAGAACTTAAAGAAATGACCACGGCTAGTAAAGATTGGTATGATTATCATGGTATCAATGGTGACGACACTCGCGATATCAATAATACTATGGTTGATGTATTGTTCTTCACTTTTAAGTCTACTAATACTCTGTCTTATAAGAAAAAGTATAATGACAACGGTGGTTTCAAAATGATAAAGAAAGAAAGTACCTTTAAAAAACCTAACGACAAATACGGTGGTTACGACGCTACTAAAAAAGTAATAGATGTTTGGTACGAAGGTGGTTTAGTATTAGGTACATCTAAGTTATTCAATTATAAATTGTGTGAAAACATGATTAGAAAAGAAGGATTTCTTAACATTACAGCACCTAATTACATTTGCTACGTACCTGAATTATATCAAAACAGATCTAAAAGTTTGGTAGAACGTATTATACCATACGTAGACCAAATGCAACAAATACATATCAAGTTACAACAATTAATCGCTAAAGCTAGACCGAATGGTATATACATTGATGTAGCAGGTCTTAATGAAATACAACTTGGTGACGGTAATGTATTGACACCATTAGAAGCTGTAAAGATTTATGACGAGACAGGTAACGTTTTAGGTACTTCTGTTACACAAGAAGGTGAATATAATTATGGAAGAGAACCAATCAAAGAACTTAAAAACGGAGTTGTTGACGGATTAGATCGTCTAATCAATGCTTACAATCACTACTTAAATTTAGTAAGAGATGCTATTGGTATCCCTCAAGGAGCAGATGCTAGTACACCTCATCCTGACATGGCTGTAGGAGTTCAACAACAATTAGCCATTAATTCAAATACTGCCACTAGACACATTTTAGATGGTGGTTTGAATATGACAGAACGTTTAGGTAAAGGTTTAATTCTACGACTGAAGGATATCTTCATGTATTCTGATTTAAGAAACGTGTACATAAATGCTATAGGTAAAATCAATATGAAGAACCTAGAAGCAATTAAAAAGTTACACTTACATGATTTAGGTATCAACATTCAATTGAAGCCGGACGTTGAAGAAAAACAATACTTAGAGAAGAATATTGATCAAGCATTAAGTAAAGAATCCATAACTGTAGATGATGCAATTGATATTAGGAATATTAGTAACATTAAGTTAGCTAACGAATTGTTGAAAACTCGTAGAATGAGAAGACTCAGAGAAAAACGAGAACATGAAAAAACCATGGAGAAAACAAGATCTGAAGGACAATTAAATGTTACCAAAGCAGCAGCTCAAGCTAAAGCTCAAGAAATTCAAATGAAAAAAGAAGCCGACATCGAAGTAATTAATGCTAAATCTCTTGCTAAAAAAGAAGAATTAGAGAAGGAAGCAGAAGTTAAGAGTGGTTTAATGAGACAAGAGTTTGATTTCAATATGCAGTTACAACAAGGTCAAGTGAAGGTAGACATGAGTAAAAGTAAGTACTTAGAAGACCGTAAAGACAAGAGGCAAGATCGAGGTAACACTCAGGATTCCAAGAAGATAGAGCAAAGAACGTTCAACAAACCTGCTCAAACATTTGAGTCTTCAGAAGACAACATATCAGGTAATATAGAACTAGGAGAAATGGAACCGAGTTAAAAAACGACTATAGTTAAAATTTATATATATTTGCATTATTATAAATAAAATCAATTACAATGGGACAATTAAGTATGAAATTTTCAGGAGAAGATGGAGACGCTAATCACGGATTAGATCTTTCTTCTTTAGAAAATAATCCAAATTATAAACCGGAACCAACAGAACCTGTAGAACCAACGGAACCAATAGAACCAATAGAACCAATAGAACCAACGGAGCCTACAGAACCTGTAGAACCAACAGAACCTGTAGAACCAACAGAGCCTGTAGAACCAACGGAACCTATAGAACCAACGGAGCCTACAGAACCTATAAATCCTGAACCAACGGAACCAACTGTTGTAACAGATGAACAAATCTTTAAAAACCTAAGCGAGAAGCTAGGTCGAGAAATCACAAGTTTCGAAGATTTAACACCTGCTCCAATTGAAATCGATCCTGACGTAAAGGCAATTAATGAATGGAAGGAGAAAACGGGTAGACCGTTAGAAGAATTCTTCAAGTATCAGAAAGATTACAAAGAAGTACCGGACTTAGAGATAGCAAGAGAGTTTCTGCAAATCGAATATCCCGAATTAACTTCAGATGAAATCGAATTAGAACTTGAACAATTTATCCCTGACGAAGCAGATTTAGATAACGAAGTAGCTAAAAAAAGAATAGCACTTAAAAAGTATGCCTCAAAAGGTAGAGCTAAGTTTGAAGAATTTAAGGTTGAATTAAGTAAACCTTCTGCGAACACGATGACTCCTGAAATTAGAACAAAAGTAGAGTTTGCCGAAAACATTCAAAAGCAAATACAAGACAACCAAAAGTCTACACAAGCTTATAATGAAGCAATCACACAAAAAGCTCTCTCTACTGAATCTTTAAAGTTGAAAGTGTCTGATGACATGGAATTAGACTTTAAAATCTCTGAACAAGAGAGAAAAGAAATACCTTCGTTTATCAACGATATGCCTCATTGGAAAAATGAGAAAGGAGAATGGAATCACGAAGCAGTAATTAAAGATGCAATCATAATTAAAAACTATGAAAAAATGCTTAAACTGGCTTACGAACAAGGTGTGAGTTCAGGAATCGAAAAACCACTGAAGGATGCTAAAAACACAACCCTCGGTGATAGAAAGACAATGAACTCAGACCAAGGACAAGGAAAGAAAAAACCTGTCATTGAGGACATCGACAGCATATTAGGTAAACAAGGATTACAACTAAAATTTGGAAATTAACTAATAACAAAAAATAATAAATAAGAAATGGCTTTACAATCAACCCCAACTTATAGCGTATCTCCTTCTAGTAAGAAAGTACCTTCTAAGACAAACTACATCTCTTTGTTTGATTACTCGAATCAATTTGATGCAGAGACTCACGAGAAAATCGCTAAGATTTATGGATCTCAGTCTGTGGCAGGTATGCTTTACATGCTAGGAGCAGAATCAGCTATGGCTTCTGACAAATTTATTTGGACAGAAGAAGGTAGACTACACACAGTTTACAATGACGTAACTCGTTCAACGAATACGTTCACAAAAGCAGGTCACGTATTTAGAGCAGGTGAAACAGTTCACTTATCTAACGGGACAGTAAAAAGACGTGGTATCATATCAGCAGTAACTACTGATACATTCACAGTTGAAGCATACAAGAGTGCAGGATTTACAGCATTAGGTGCTTCAGGAATTACAGCATTCATCGATGGTTCTGAATTCAAAAAAGGAACTAAAGGAATGGTAGGTTCTCTATCTACAGACTTCACGATCTTAGATAACAAACCAATTATCGAAAAAGATAACTTCGAAGTAAACGGTTCAGACGTTGCTCAAATCTCTTGGGTACAAACAGATGAAGGTGGATACTTATGGTTCTCACGAGACCAAGTAGACACAAGACGTAGATGGGAAGACCGTATGGAACTTTCTATGTTGAATGGTGAAACAGCCGACATAGGTTCTGATGCTGAAGCAAATGGTACAACAGGTACAGAAGGTTTATTCGAAGCAATCCGAACAAGAGGTAACACTTTCCAAGGATTAGCCGATGACTTAACAGATTGGGATGATATCCTTAAACGTTTCGACAAACAAGGTAAAATCCAAGATTACATGTTCTACGTAGATAGAGCACAGTCTTTAGCTATCGATAACATGTTAGGTGAATTAAATGCAGGTCACGCAGAGGGTATCTCTTATGGTATCTTCAACAACAGCGTAGATATGTCTGTAAACTTAGGATTTAAAGGATTCACAAGAGGATCTTACAACTTCTTCAAAACAGACTACAAACTGTTAAATGACCCAACAACATTAGGTGCTGTAGCAGACGCTGCAAAAGTACGTGGTGTGTTAATCCCTGTAGGTACTAAAGAAGTATACGAAGGAACGTACAACGGAAACGGAGCAGGTAGTAAAATCACTACTCCTTTCTTACAACAAATGTACAGAGCTTCTTCTGTTGAAAACCGTAAATATAAGAATTGGTTAACCGGTTCTGTGTTCGGTGTAGCGACAGACGACGAAGATGTGATGCGTGAGCACCACTTATCAGAAAGAATGTTAAACACTGTAGGTGCTAACAACTTTATGATCTTTGAAGGAGCAGAGTAATCATAACTCAATAATACAAGGGGACGATGTAAAAGTCTTCCCCTTTTTTTAATTAATAATTACAAATACTATTACAATGGCAAAACTAAAAGAGAAGTCTTATAGACTTACCGATGATCGCTCAGGCGAATCATTCATGTTAAAAACAGGAAAAAAAGGAAACTTAACAGTTTTTGATCCTAAATTCAAAAGAACAGATGGTGGTACAGGTGCTAGACGAGCTATTCGTCACTGTCCTAACCAAAATTCTATTTTCGTTGACGAACAAGACAAGTTCGCACGAGTAGATCCTATAATCTTCATCAACGGTTACTTGACAGTAAGTGCCGACAATCCAACAACTCAAAAATTCTTAGACATGCATCCGTCGAATCAAGCCAACAGTGAAAATGGTGGATGGTTTGAAGAAGTTGATGACGAAAAAGTAGCAAAAGAAAGCATTATTGATAACGAACTAGAAATGGATATCAAGTATGCAGTACGTGCTAAAGCCAAAGAGAAAGATGGAATACATGCTTTACGAGCTGTAGTAGCTGTTTTATCAGGTTCTGTTGAAAGTACATACGAAAAAGGAATAGAAGAACTGAAAGGCATCTTGTATAACGAAATTGAAAATGATCCTTACTACTTCACCGACGAAGCCGGAAACGTTACCATCTTCGAAGACGATGAAATGGAAAGAAAGTATTTAACTCTAAGAGCGATACGTGAAGGAATTCTTAAGAAGTCTGCCAACGGTAAATCAATGTTGTGGGCTAAAGACTCTAAGATGATTGCAACTGCTCCAACGAGTATAGATCTAATAGAATACTTTGCTGACTATTTAACTACAGACGACGGAATACTTGTAGCTGAAGAAATAGTTAAAAGAAGCTAGTTCATTCCTCATTCGAGGGAAGGAAATCTTTAAACCCTTTAGGTTAAATCCTATGGGGTTTTTGCATTTAACGAACATTACATAATTTATTATCTTTGCAACTATGGTAGACTTAGTATACAAAACATTGCTAACAATTATAAACAAAGAGCACCAAGGGTATGTTTCCCCTACGGAATTCAATGTGTTGGCACATAACGTCCAAAGTGAAATATTTAGAGAATATTTCGAGGACGAAAACCGAGACAAAAACAAAGAAAATAGAGGGCTATCCAACAAAGGATATTCTAACTTGGCATTCAACGAACGTCAAAGAATAGATCAGTTTGCAGCTACTAAAAATATTACTAAAGCTTCTGATGTTTTTACATTACCTGACGACTTATATTTCATAGAAGACGATGGTGTAGTAACAGGGTCTAATGAAACACATGCTTTTAGAGTAATAGAAGAAGTAGAAAAGAGTCAAATCAATTATCTGATGAACTCTTCTGCTAAACCGACGCTGTTATATCCCGTTTACGAGAGGTTCTCTAATAACATAATGGTTTATCCCTCTACTATCGAAAACATCCAAATGAGGTACCTGAGAACACCTAAGATGCCTAATTGGACATATATCACTCTACCTAACGGAGAACCAATGTTTAACTCAGGAGATGTGAGTTATCAAGACTTCGAATTACACGAATCAGAGTTTTCAAACATAACATTAAGAATGTTATCTCATTTTGGTATCAACCTAAGAGAACAAGATGTTGTACAGATAGCAGAAGTATTGAAAGACAAAATGAACTATAAAGACAACGCATAATGGCATCAATAGATTACTACGAAAATCAAGACATACACGGAAATTACCAATACGTTACTCTAGAGGAAGTTATTAATAACTACTTAATGTCTAGAGACATGGACGATTATTCGGCAACAATACCGAGATACAAAATATTATATCATGCTCAAAGAGGAGTTAGAGAATTATATTACGACGTAGTTAGAGAAATAAGAGCCATTTCTATGGAACTATCTCCTTCTTTAACTATTACCCTACCGCCTGATTTTGTTAACTATGTTAGAATATCATGGGTTGATGACAACGGTCAATTACACCCTATGGCGGTAGATAACAGAATAAACATAGCACAAGAATATTTACAAGATCATGAATTTTCGTTATTGTTCGATAATGATGGGTGTGTATTACAAGGCTATACAGAAGGTGATACTTCAGATCCGGAATCTAGCGACTCAAGTCAAATAAGAGAATACTCTTTCTGCTCGAACGGTTACCAACCTAACAGGAACATGAGTAATTATTTTCCTAATGGTAAGTTCAAATTAGATAAGAATGCAGGGGTGATCTATTTTGGATCAGATGCAGAAGAGAAAA